GTTTTTGATACAGCGGATGGCGCGCGTCGCGCGTCGCCATTCACATCAATTTTACTGAACATCGGGAACGTGACGCCCCAGGTGCTGGCACAATAGGTTTTAATCTCCTCTTCGCTGCCTGGCTCCTGCCCCATAAACTGGTTGCAGGGAAAACCCAACACGACAAACCCCTGATCTGCCCACGCCTTCTGGATATTTTCCAACTGTTCATATTGCGGCGTCAGGCCACATCTGGAGGCGACGTTTACAATGAGCAGCACTTTTCCGGCGTATTTTTCAAGTGTAGTGACCTCTCCATCAATCGTCGTAACGTGAGTATTAAGAAGCGAGTTTTGCATGGTGTCTCCCTGATGTCGGTAGAATAGCGGGTTTCATCGTTAGCCTTTAATCATAGACTGCGAATGATGAAAGCAGTTGTTTACCGATGCGCTAACGCGCGGATTTGAGTAGCAGCCAGATAAACACTGGTGCCCCCAATGTGGCGGTGACCACCCCGATAGGCAGTTCAGCCGACGCCAGCGCCAGTCGGGCGACCACATCAGCCAATAGCAGGGCGATAGCCCCGGCCAGCGCGCAGCCGGGAAGTAAAACCCGGTGATCGGTTAAACCACATAAGCGCAGGATGTGCGGAATAACCAGACCGATAAAACCAATCGCCCCCGCCATCGCCACGCTGACGCCCACCATCCAGCCGGTGGCGATGACCAACAAATTGCGCCAGAACCACAGCGGCAGGCCAAGCTGCCGCGCCGAGGTTTCCCCTAGCGCCAGCATATTCAGCGGTTGCGACTGGCAACATATCCAGATCAGTACCGGGATGAGCGCAATCATTAGCCAGCTCTGCTGCCAGTCAACGCCGCCGAATCCTCCCATCATCCAGTACATTAATTGCCGCAGATCGAAAGAGGTGGAAAAATAGATAGCCCACGTCATCAGCGCGCTACAGATAATGCCCAGCGCGACGCCCGCCAACAACAAGCGGCTGGTAGAAAGATGGCGACGCGCAAAACGCAGCAGAATTAACGTAATAATGAGCGCGCCGGCTATAGCGCACAGTCCCAGCGCCCATCCTGGCAGTTGCCCCTGCCCCAGTAAGACGGCGGCAATAAGCCCAACACCGGCCCCATTCGAAACGCCGAGCAGACCCGGTTCAGCAAGTGGGTTTTCAAACAGCGCCTGCATCACAGCGCCAGATAGCGCCAGCGCAGCGCCAACCAGCAATACCGCAAGCGTGCGGGGAAGGCGAATTTGCCAGACAAACAGTTCCCCCCGGGCGCTTAACCAGTCACCGGGGGCAATCCACTGTTCGCCTGCGCATAAGCTCAGAAGTGTAGCCAGTAGCACCAGCAGTGACAGGCTCAGAAGCCAGCGAACGTTTCGTCGCTGTTGTTGGCGGGCAAAAGTCAGCATGTTATCCATTCAGCTGAAAAGAGGTAGCGTGATTTTACGGTGGGTATCCTTTACTTGAAAGAAAAAAGGCCGCAATTAAGGCCGCAATGCGGCCATATTAGCCCTAGTAAAATCAACAAGTTATATTTAAAACAACCACTTAATGACACAATAAACTACACATAAACACGTATTGTACTATAGAAGTGGTCACTTTGTGGATCATTCACCGCCCTTTTCTGGCTCCTTTTTACGAACAGAAATTGCGGCACACTTATCAAGCAGTTCTTTACATTTTTCCACGTCATCAGCCTTACGCAGCTTGATACTTTTGACGGGTGATAAACCGTCCGCAGTAGAACAATGCATTTCGATTTCAATGTCATTACGGTTAAGTAATCCCATAATAGCTTTTGCAACCTCCATTCCTTTTCCTGCAATATCAAAAAATAGAGAAAGTTTATACTTACTTGCAGCACTAAAACAGTTACCTTTTCCAAATCCAACATCGCGAACAGAAAAATATTGCTCAACCTCATCTTTTAGAGATGAATCGCAGACAATATCTATTTTTCCAAATTTTCCTAGATGCAGTGTATTTTCTTTCGTTTTTTTCATAACAGTGGCCTTATTCAGCTATCGGATTAAACTTCACCGCATCCTGCAAGTAATCGGGCGCAAGATGGGCATAAATCATCGTGGTCTGGATCTTCGCGTGACCCAGAATTTTTTGTAGCGTCAGAATGTTGCCGCCGTTCATCATGAAGTGGCTGGCGAATGTGTGGCGTAGTGCGTGAACGGCCTGACCATCAGGAACGGCGGGCGCGATCTCTTTGATGGCATCACGTACCAACGAGTAATCCAGCGACGGAAACACCAGTTTTCCGCCCCGCTTCTTGATTTTTTTAAACAACGTTTCAGAAACGGGGACGGTACGGTTTTTGCTGTTCTTGGTATTCGAATAAGTGATGCGGCAATGGTGAACGCGGCGCTGTTCCAGTGCGACCACCTCACCCCACCGCGCACCGGTTGCCAGCAGAATTTCGGCTGCCAGCACCGGTTGCCAGCAGAATTTCGGCTGCCTCGGCTGCCAGCCGTTCATTGACGGAGTCGGCCAGCTTCTCAAGCAGCATGAAGCACTCCTTTTTGCTGAGATAGCCCATTTCCCGCTCGTCAACCTTCATTCCTTTAAGGCCGTGTACCGGGTTGTCGTGCAGAAAGTGGCCGGACGAAATCAGCGCTGAAAACATTGCGCCGAGTGCGCCAATCTCCCGGTTAATTGTGCTGGGCTTTACCCCCTGCTCCACCCGTGCTATCCGCAGCTCAGTCAGCATAGTGGCGTCAAGTTTATGCACACCCGGATCACCCATCACCTCACAGGTGCGTAACAGTTTCAGGTGCGAGTTACGCCCGGATTTCATTAGCTGGCCATGATACTTCCACCACAAATCAATTAGCGCAGACAATGGACGGCGATCGGCGGGCGTTCCCTGCCAGTTGTTATTGTGTTGCTGCGCCAGAACCCACCGTTCATATAAAACCGCGTCAGATTTTGTTTTGAATTTTTTGCGAATGCGTCTGCCCTTACGTCCCTCCGGGCGCATATCCAGCAGGTATCCTCCTGCAATTGATTTGATCCCCATCCCTTACAACCTCAACGTAACAATGCCACCATGCCCCCAGCGCTCCATTATCAGTCGTGCCGTGTACCAGTCTTGCGGGGTCTTTGTGAACGAAATGTGACATCGCACCCATTAGGGGAGAGAGAGGGACTTATCTGTCCGGCCGCTTCGTTAGTTTCATCACTCATCAGCCAAGTCGTGTATTTTTTGAGTTGTGGATGCATCGTTACTTTGAGTAAAACTTCGGTCCCTACCCCCCTAATTCCTGTTTCGTACTGCTTGACCGTACCAACCGCAATACCTATTAAATCCGCAAACTTAGCCTGACTTAGCCCCTCAGATTCCCGAATTGCTTTTAATTTATTCGAAATTTCTATTGACATGGTGTGCACCTGATTACTATATTGGTTATCAGTTGAGTACCACTTGACGCTAGAAAAGCCACAAATAGCACCAGATTTAACAGGTTAACACATCATGGCGAAGGTCTTGAATATATACGAACAAGTTGATATCGAGCGTTTGTCGGCGCTCTACCCATACCGTGATAAGCATGGAAATCCGGTACTGGAAGAAAGCCTGGAAGATTATGCGAAGCGCACCAATCAGACCGCTAATGCAGTGAAAAGACAGGCTGACAGGCTAGCGCTCCCCATTCTCCAGAATGAGAAAAACGCAAAGCGCCGCGTAAATCTTTACGCGCTTTTTCTGAAAACCATTAGGCACGCAGAAAAATACGTAAAAATGACGGAATAACGGTTATATGCCTGGGAAAAACACAGCAATAAGAGCGTGAAATTCGGCGACATACGCCGGAAATATGAAACGGCATTAGCAAAAGGGTTACACCCTATACTTTTAGCGGCGATCGCTTACTTACTGGTGTTTTGGTTACTCAAATAAACGAGGTCAAACATTAGCACATTAATTAAAAACGTCCCCATCGCCAGAGCGGGAAAGATTATAGACGGTCGTGAAATCACGCGGTCAATGCTTGAACATTGCGTAGAGACGTTTAACACTGATTATTATCAGCCAAATATAGGTGAGTTTATTGGCAATCCAATGGTGACTGTCGACATTAAAAATCAGGGAAAAATAGAACGTCTGAAACTGAAAGGCGACACGTTATTTGCTGATATTGAAATGTATATGCCCATAGTCGATGTAAAAAAGTTGTGCCAGTTTCCGGCTATTGCATACAGGAAACACGAAAACCCCAAATTTTGTGCATTAATGTATGTAATTCTTGCCAAATCACCTAACCGTAAAGACTGCATCGCCCTTAAAGATTGCGAAATGAGAGAGATATAAACACTACAGCATAAACCACACCCCGATCGGGCGGGTTATCACGGCACTTTTTCACACTGTGAGGATGATGTTATGAGGAAACACACGGCAGAACAGGTAAACGAGTTCTTACAGGGGTATCACTTCGATAATGAAGTTAACCCCAGAGCCAGGAAAACACACTTTGAAGTTATGAAGTGCGGAATATTTAGTGTCCGCAATACCTTGTTTTACTCAAAAGATACAGATGCGAGCAAAGACCTTAAAGAACTTAACTGGATGACAAAACAATTAACTGACGGCGTCGTACCCGAACCTGCCAGAATTACGGAGTGATAACAATGAATATCAATTATTCATTCACCATTCCAGAATCAATAGCCGTTATATCACTGGCCGCATTAATTATGTTTATGGCCGTGTGGATATTGATGTTTTTTGACACATGGAGACAAAGGAGAAAGTATTCACAGCTTAAAAAACAAATGAATTTAACCGAAAAGAGGGAAACAAAATGGACGCCACCGCAAGGCAAAGAATTGTAGCAGCCGGAATCATCACAAAAGCAGCGGAGACACTGCAAATTGCCAATATGAGGCTTGCAAATCATGAATATCTGGTTGTCTCCGCAGAATTAATGGAAACAGCAAGGAGTTTAAAAACAGTAGCCCGACAATTAAGGGAATTACACGACCTGACTGAATAACTGATTAATTGACCTGGTTCATTTAAACACCGCTCACGCGGCGGGATTCGTACAACCCAAATAAAGGAAATCATAATGATTAACCCAAATAAAACCCTTTCCCAAAAAGCATTAGCCGGGGCGGCATTTTTGCGTATGCACGCCAAAGCAATGGCTGGCGACGATGATTTTTTTGTCGCGATAATGTCTGAGCCTCACACCATCGCCGCTAACGCCATCGAACAGCTCGTTAAAGAAAACGCCGAACTCCGCGCCCAGCTCATCGCCTTTCAGAAAGCGGCTAACCCCGCTGTTGCCGTTGACCTGGCAAGCGGCCCGGATACCACAGCCTGTTACACGCCTTTCGTAATAGGTACTCGCGTATGCCTGAAAGCGAACCCTGACCAACGCGGAACAGTAGTCGGTAGCTCTATCAGTTCATACACCGAGCATCGGTATTACGTCCGCTTCGACTCCGAATTTGAGGATAACCGCTGGGTAAAGGCCAGGAACCTGGAATTAGCCCCCAACAAATGAAGCTAATCATCCCCGATCGCTACCGCCAGAACAGGAAGAAGCCACGGGGAAAGCCGGAACGGGCAGCAAGAGTGGCATACAACCGTCTGCTGAATGATGACTGGTCGCATGTGCGTCGGCTGGAACGAGTACCGCCAGCCCGCGTAATCAACGTCATGTACCGCTATCGGCTGTTAAGTCTGGACGAAGGCCAGACATGGGAACTGCTTAACCATAACGAATACGTGAAGAGGATTAGACGATGCTACAGATGAAATTCAAACCCCGCTTTGTTGAGGCATTCGCCAGCGGCCAGAAGACAACCACGCTCCGCATGATGGACTTTCGCTGCTTCCCATCTGACCATGATACAGACAAGTTTTTCCATCAGGAAAGGCTGTCAGAAGATATTACCATCCCTGATTACAGCGCTGGCGCAACCCTGATTTTTGATAAAGGAACGGTATTTACCCGCGTATCTGACCTTGACGGCCTGTTAAAAAGACAGCCTTACCAGTCATTGAGCAATATCGAACTGGTCACAGAAATCGAAGGCGGCGAAACAGTGCCGTTTGCCGTTGCCTTTATCAACGATATTTCCGTTATCAAGGGTGACCAGATAACTGACGAACACGCCATCAGCGACGGTTTTAACCCTGAAAATCATCCCCGCGCCGAACTCTTCGTATTCATGCGGGACGTTTACCCCAACAAAGACCCGTTAAACGAAATGTACTGGCTGTACACCTTCACCAACATTCAGATGTTGCCGCAGTGGGGAGGTGAAGCATGAACATGAAACTCACCAGATGGGTTGTATTCGAACTTGTGCCTGGCGGGGACATATTGCGCATCCACGAAGATCTTATCGACTGGAACAGATCAGTCCTGGATGATATCTACACTCCGCATGAGGAACGTTATGTATTTCTGATTAATGGCGCACAGTATCGCGCCTGCAATATCGCCATTGAAGGGAGTATCGAACCAGCACCAGAAACCACACCACGCGTTGAACCCTCGCCACGCGAGGAATACGAGAAATACGGTCAGTGGGGTGGTGTATGAAAAAGCCCGTCTTCATCCGTTCCCCGCTCAAATGGGCGGGCGGTAAGTATAACGCCCTGCCGGAACTGTTTAAGCACTTACCCCGTGAAGGTGAGTGCCTTATTGAGCCGTTCGTGGGTAGTGGCACGATATTTCTGAACACGAACTACAGGCGCTACGTGTTGTGCGACAGCAACCCGGCGCTGATTAATTTTTTCCATACCCTGACCTGGCACACCGGTGAGGTGATTTGGTGGGCTGGCGCTCTTTTCTCAGTAGGCGACGACAAAGAGGATTATTACAGCCGTCGTAAATTCTATAACACAATCAAAGACTACCCCCGGCTTGTCAGTGACCGGGTTTATTGGGCGGCGTTGTTCCTGTATCTCAACCGCCACTCCTTCAACGGACTGTTCCGCACCAATAGTAAAGGTGAGTTCAATGTACCGTTTGGCAAACGCGAAAAAGCCCCATATTTCCCTGAAAAGGAAATGCGCCGCTTTGCTTTAAAAGCCCGCCAGACAAAAACAAAATTCATCTGTTGTGATTTCAGGCTGGCCCTTAATCCTTATCTCGTGCCTGAACTGGATAACGCCGTTATTTACTGCGATCCACCCTATATCCCGGAAAGTAAAACAGCCGATTTCACTCAATACAACGGTGAGCGTTTTACTCGTCGCGATCATGAACATCTGGTTAAGTACCTGACAAATAACAAGTTACATTTCGCAAAGGTTGTTATTTCCAACAGCGACACTCCCCTGACACGCGAAATCTACGCGCCGTTTAATCTCCACAAACTGAAAGTTAGACGATCCATTAGCGCCAACGCCAAAGGCCGCAAAAACACCCCGGAAGTGATCGGCGTACTGGATGGCCGGGAAAGGTATGTAAGCGCACCACGCCGGGCGGGAAAAGCGACAGTCATGGCGCAATGGAGGGATACGTCATGCTGAAATATTACGAAGACTGGACACCGGAAGAAGAAGAGTCACTGATAAGCCTGTATCCGGATCATACTTTTCGCGAAATAGCCACACAACTGGGACGCACTAAAGCCGCCGTCCAGTTCAGGGCGATCCGTCTTCGGCGTGAAGGACGCCTGGGTCATAAACGTAACCAGTTCACACCGGAACAGGACATGTTTATTCGGACTCACCGCCACAGCATGACGCTGTCAGAGGTGGCGTCTCATCTGGGAAGAAAGAGCCGCACGGATATAGCAAACCGCGCTAAAAGACTGGGTGTTACTTACTGTAAATACGGTGACTTAAACCCTTTAACAAAGTATTCCGACAGCGACGTTGGACTCATTCGCGCTTTACGTGATGACGGCATGACATTTTCGAAAATAGCCGAGAAATTTGAAATGCCTGAGTCAACAGCAAGATCGATCTATCACAAACGATTTACCGCCGCTGACGCCATCGCAAGGGAGTGCCTGCCGCGATGACCGCCACCGCCTACTACAACGAAATAGATCCCTTTGCCGCCGCCTGGCTGCAAAACCTTATCAACGCTGGTTGCATTGCTCCCGGCGTCGTTGACACGCGCTCAATTGAGGAAGTTACCGCCAATGACCTTAAAGGATTCACACAGTGCCATTTTTTCGCCGGGATCGGCGTCTGGTCTTACGCCCTGCGGTGCGCCGGATGGCCTGACAGTCGCCCCGTCTGGACAGGTTCCTGCCCCTGTCAGCCATTCAGCCAGTCAGGAAAACGCCGGGGATTCAATGACCCCCGCCACCTGTGGCCCGCATGGTTTTACCTTGTATCGCAGTGCCGCCCTGACGTCATCTTTGGTGAGCAGGTTGCAAGCAAGGACGGCCTCACATGGTTCGACGCTGTACAATTTGACCTGGAAAAGGCGGAATACGCCGTCGCAGTTGTCGATCTTTGCGCTGCGGGCTTCGGTTCGGCGCATATCCGACAGCGCCTTTTCTGGGTGGCCGACGCCGCTTACAAGCAACACCAAGAATGCCTACCAGGACGCGAAGAAAGTCATTGCCCGCAATCTGGCCGGTCGCCAGCAGAACTTACAGGATATTGCCTGCCTGACGGGCTGGCCCACACCAACAACGACAGCAGCAAAAGGCGGCTACCAGGGCGGGAGGATTCGCCACGGGAAGTTATCAACGGATCGGCTGGATGTGGCAGCACAGATAGCAGGACCTGTCCGGTTAACGGCTACTGGCGGGATGCTGACTGGCTGTTCTGCCGGGATGGAAAGTGGAGGCCAGTTAAACCCGGACTTAAGCCGCTGGTTAATGGGACTCCCGGACGCGTGGGCCAGTTGCGCGCCTACGGAAACGCCATCGTTGTGCCGGTCGCGGAAGCGTTCATAAGAGCATACATGGAGGCGGTCACGCCATGACCCCTTCTCGCGGACGCTGCACACCAACACCCCCACCGCAGTTTTCCGGCAAAGCCCCGGACACGACGGCTTACCCGTATCCGTGGAACAGCCCGGACTACGACGCCGCAGCAGCAAATGAACTTACCCCGGAACCCGTCACCACCAGTGACGACCAGGGCGACCCATCATTGTGTTTTGAATATCTGACGCCAGACGGCGAGCGCCGCACGCTCACGTATGAAGAACTTCAGGAGTTGTGCAATACACCCCTGGAAAATCGCGGCCTTATTGAGCAGGAAAAAGCCGCCGAAAAAGAGCGTGAGAAGCGCGAAAAATACCTGCGCCGCCGCCTGCAATCACTGCCGGGGATCATTCGCCGCCGTTTTGCCCTGAAACTGGCCGCACTCGACGGGGAAAACCCGGAAAGTGCGGTTAAGTGGCTGTTTAGCACCTTTGAACGCCACATATTGCGCCGTGTTGAGATGGTCAACGTGCAGTATTACCCGTGTGACACACTCCCCGCTCTGTTGTTACCCATGCGTGACGACTTCCATTTACTGCCGTGGGCCGACAAAAAGAAACTCAGACGCATGGCGTATACGCTTTCCAGACTCATGAAAACGGAGTTTGAAAGCCAGTTTGACTATCAGTACAGCCAGACCGAAGACCTGGAGTTCTCCATACTGGACGCCTACGGCTGTATCGCCAGCAAGGCCCGCACCCTCAATATTGCGATCCCCGGATGGAATAAGTACAGCAAGGAAGAACTCGACGCCGAAGAGGCGTTGCGGGCCGCTGGTCGTCTCCAGGCGGAAAAATGGTGGATGGGTAAGCTGAAGCGTATTCACGACCGCTGGCGCGAACACCTGATGATAGCGGCGGGCTATGTCAGTAAGCAGGCCTCTCCGAAATGTTCGGAGCCGTGCCTGAAAGAGTGGCTGGCACAGCAAAAGGCTAACATGGCCTGGCTGCACAAAATGGATCTGGAAGACAGGGACACCGGCGAACGTTC